TATTAATATGCCACCAAGACATACAAAGTCTGAGTTTGCATCTTATCTATTGCCTGCTTGGTTAGTGGGCCGTAATCCAAAATTAAAAATAATTCAATCAACACACAATACTGAATTAGCTGTAAGGTTTGGACGAAAGACCAAGAACCTAATGGACTCTGCAGAATACAAACAGGTTTTTGAAACAAGGCTCAAGGAAGATTCTCAAGCTGCAGGAAAATGGGAAACCGAACAAGGTGGTGAATATTATGCTGCCGGTGTTGGATCTGCAATTACTGGAAGGGGTGCTGATCTATTAATTATTGATGACCCACATTCTGAACAAGACGCATTAAACATGCAAGCATTAGAACGTGCGTACGAGTGGTATACTTCTGGACCTAGGCAACGTTTGCAGCCAGGTGGTACAATTGTTTTAGTTATGACTCGTTGGCATCAAAAAGATTTAACAGGATCTTTAATCAAAGCACAAAAAGAACCTAAAGCAGATCAATGGGAAGTTATAGAATTTCCTGCTATTTTACCAAGCGGTAAACCTTGTTGGCCAGAGTATTGGAAGCTAGATGATTTACAAGCTGTTAAAGCAACATTACCTGGATCGAAATGGAATTCACAATATATGCAAAATCCAACTTCGGAAGAAGGAGCACTAATCAAAAGAGAATGGTGGCAAGATTGGGATGCAGATGATCTGCCAGCATTAAAACATGTCATACAATCTTATGATACAGCATTCATGAAAAAATCTTCTGCCGATTATTCTGCAATCACAACCTGGGGCGTGTTTCAAAAAGATGAAGACTCAGGTCCTTGTTTAATGTTGATTGATGCATGGAAAGGTCGACTCAAGCGTATCGCATTAGAACAATACGGATATTGGCAACCTGAAACAGTTATCGTAGAATCTAAAGCATCGGGTCTACCATTAACTTATGAGTTGAGAAAGCAGGGAATACCTGTTATAAATTTCTCACCATCAAAGGGAAATGACAAGCATACTCGCGTCAACTCAGTTTCCCCATTGTTTGAAAGTGGTAAAATCTGGGCACCTACTCATATGGAGTTTGCTCAAGATGTTATCGAAGAGTGTGCTGCTTTCCCTTATGGCGATCACGATGACTTGGTCGATAGTATGACACAAGCTGTGATGAGATTTAGACAAGGTGGTCTGATAGAGCATCCTGAAGATTACAAAGAGGATCAAGGACCACGAAAAGCAAAGAAGTTTTATTAATATGGAAAATAGTTACGAACAACTTATAGACGATTATAACAACGGTATTTTAGTAGAAGCCGGAGAAAGTTTAACAGATTACATTAATA